ACCATATAACCCATGCATACCAAATTAGAAACATACCAATGCTTCCAAAAAACCATAAGAAGTTTTGAAAAGAAAATGTAACACAGCCTATTATTATACTAAGGCAAATTGCACTAAAAATTAATTCGTAGGGTGTAGGCATAAATTATTTCCTTATAAAATTACAATAAATTTCCAGATTAACATAACCAAAAACATAAAAATCCAAAAAGCCACTACAAGTCGCCAGTCTGATAATGCTACTATTGCAAACGGAATCATTATCAATAACACCATGAATATTACAAACATGCGATAGTCTTTCTTTAAACGCTGTTAATTGTTTACAGTTTAAATTCTTTTTAGATATTACATCAACTCGTTAAATTGATCGTTGGTTAAGATTGATTGTAAAATTTCTTCTTCATATTCAGGCCAGAGACTAGTACAAACTGGACATATCATATGCTGCCATTCATCAGTGTCACACGTCGGCGCAGTAATAATTGGTTGCTGACAGCATTTACACCATCGTCGATTATCATCAAATAGTTGACCGTGTTCTATATCAAACTGCGCAGTCATTCTTTCTCCAGACTTTTAAATACTTGCTAACTTTGTCTTATATGTAACCTAACACAATTATTTTTAAAACATTGTATTATACATTAGCATACATTTTTAACAAGTCAACTGGCCAATGTGTTAAAAAACTCCAATAAACCATTTTTCTTGGCATAGGTTTTTAATTTCGCAGTATTGATAGACCAACCCTTTTTCACGGCCGTGAGCTTCGATTTCATAAGGTAAATCCCAATAGTTTAATTTTTCGTCTTTAAGAANTTTACCTTTCCATTTTTCTCTGCCTGTTTTATCACAATATGAAAGCTCTCCGGTGGCAAATTGTTTTACATGCACCAGTTCGTGCGCAAGTATAACCATACTTCTCATAATTCTGAAATGTCCTGTCATTGTAATTGTAAATTTACGAGGAAAAGTTCTGTAAGATATATCATCGTAATCAACATACGCATATAACATTGATCTTTTGTATAAATTTGGGTGTACTGTTTGTATTTGTAAATTTATATGCCTGCTAAGTCGTCCACCCATTAGCTTTGGACCTAGCCATTTTGCTAAATCTGCCAAGCGATTTTTTTCAGTTTTAGTAAAATGATTCCCTTTTATGCAAACGTCCATTTCACCACCTGTATTGTTAGATATTTACATAATTATTTAATCACTTTTTAATAAGTGAATTATACAGTGTTATTTGATTAAAATGTGCGTAGTTTATTGGTATTTTTGTTGCAAAATATGTATTTTTCTATTTTATAACGAATATTTAAAACAGATAAAAATGCGTCAAAAAACTATGATAAATATCTTTATAATGGCTACATTAACTAGTAAAAATTTATTTGTNGGGTTTTCAACTGTTTTCAGTGCTAAGACTCAACAATTAGCCGACTTAAAATTAGTTGAACAAGATTTACTTAATCATTTTTATACAAGAAAAGGTGAAAGAGTAATGATGTCAACGTACGGTTGTGGAATATGGGATTTACTTTTTGAGCCGTTTGATCAATCTACAAAAGATGAAATAATTTACGATGCACAAAAAGTAATCGAATCGGATCCTCGTGTTCAGTTAAAAAATATTAATGTAACAGAATTTGACCACGGAATAAGACTTGAAATGCACTTATATTATGTACCATTAAAAGCGTTTTCTACGTTTGCAGTAAATTTTGATAGACGCAGCGCTAATTTAGTCTAAGGAATACAGTATGGCAATAACACAACAAACAAGACAAAGTCAATTATTTGCTGCAGAAGACTGGAGAGTAATTTATACAGCGTTTACTCAAGTTAACTTTAGTGCATATGATTTCGCAACTATTCGCTCAGCGATGGTTGATTATATTAAATTGAATTATCCAGAGGATTTTAACGACTGGATTGAAAGTAGCGAATTTGTAGCAATAATTGATTTGCTAGCTTATTTGGGTCAAAGTCTTGCTTTCAGAATGGATCTAAATACTCGTGAAAACTTTATGGATACTGCAACACGACGTGAAAGTGTATTTAGACTTGCACGTATGTTAAGTTATCAACCCCGTCGTTGTTATCCAGCTAACGGATTGTTAAAAATAACCACAGTTGTAGCAAATCAACCAATTTATGATAGCTACGGTAAAAATTTACAAAATTTACCAATAATATGGAATGATCAAAATAATCCCGATTGGTTTGAACAATTTATTTTAGTAATTAATGCAACGCTTAATTCAACTAACGTGTTTGGAAATCCGGTGAAATCTGGAAGTATAAACGGTATTCATACTGAATTATATTCTATTAATAATCTATCAATACCAACAAGCTCTATACCTTTTACAGCAACAGTATCTGGCAACACAATTGATTTTGAATTAGCAAACGTAGATTTTAACCCAGGTGTTACTGACAACATAGTATCTAGTGGCAACTTTTATGAATTAGCACCAGATCCGTTGAATAGCTGGAATATTCTTTATAGAAACGACGGCAACGGATATGGCAGTAATGATACTGGATTCTTTTTCTATTTTAAACAAGGAACATTAGGATTTGCTGATTATCAGTGCGATATAGAGGTAGCAAATCGTGTTATAGATATTGATGCTAATAACGTCAATGAAACCGATGTATGGGTTCAGACTATTGATACTGCTGGCATTCCAACCACTAAATGGAATAAAGTTCCTAGCGTAAATGGATTTAATATCATTTATAATAGTATTGAAAAAGATCAACGAGATATTTTTACTGTTTTGACCAGAGATAGTAATAATACAGATCAGATTAGCATACGATTTGCAGACGGAAAGTTTGGTAATATTCCGTCTGGAATTATAAGGGTATGGTATCGTACAAGTAATAATCTAACTTATCAAGTACGTCCAACTGATATTGAAAATAAGGTGTTTGCATTTAACTATGTTGACGGATTAAACAATGTATGGCCTGTAAGTTTTACAACAAATCTTCAATATACAGTTAAAAACGCTCAAAGCAACGAATCAAATACACGAATAGCTAGAAACGCTCCGCAAGTATATTACACACAAGACCGAATGGTAAATGGAGAAGATTATAATCTGTTTCCGTTGCAAAATGGTCAAGCTTTAAAAGTTAAAGCTGTAAACAGATTTTATAGTGGTCAGAGCCGTTATCTTGATGTAGTAGATCCGACTGGTAATTACAGCAATTTAAATGTTTTTGGCACAGATGGTATTCTATATAGCGAAGATGATTTAAATTTGCGAGAAATAGTTTACAATCCTGGTGTTAGCTCAACATCGATAGTGAATACACAAATTCAACCACTGGTAAACGGTAGCTTAAATAGTCAAACTCAAGCTATGGAATTGAAAAATTTTTATTATTATAATTTTCCTACAGTTCAAATTCCTTCAGGATATACTTGGAAGAATTATACTTCATTAACTAAATCGTGTACCGGTGCTATTATGCAAGGAGTTAAAGCTGTACCAATAGGATCAGCTGCATCATCGAGCAATGCGTTAAGTTATCTTGTGCAAGGTGCACTTGTTACGTTTTCTTCATCTAAAAAAGCGTCAATTATCGGAGTAATTGAAAACGGTACNGGTAATGACCAAACTGGCCAATTAACTAACGGATCGGGCGCTGTTACCTTATCTGGATTAATTAATACAGGAGATAATCCGGTTTCAGTAATTCCAGCATTTCGTACTACGTTTACAACAGAAGAGGTTTCAAATATTGCAGCCGCTCTTAATACACGCCAATCTTTTGGTATTAGATACGATACAGAAGCAATGGGATGGAAAATAATTAACAGTGCAAATCTTAGTACTACTAGCACATTTAGTTTAGAGTATGCTGGAAATAACGCTAATTTGAATTTAGATTCAAGTTGGTTGGTTAAGGTTTTATGGACAGGAACAGGATGGAAAGTTTATTCTCGTTCTTTACGCTATATTTTTGAAAGTGTAAAACAAAATAGATTTTATGTAAACAACACTTATAAAATATTTGATGCAAATACAAATACTGCGCAAATAGATTATATTAATGTTCTAGGTGTCAATGCAACGCCGGCTATTACACCGGTACAAACCACANCGCCTTTGTTAACTGCAGGACAATATAGCTTTAGTGTTACAAGCAGTGAAGGTATAGAAATAAGACAAGTTGCAATAGGTGCTGGATTAGCAGTAAACAGCGTGGTAACGTCTATTAATAACAATGTTATAGAAGTTGATCAACCACTAGCTAATAGCGGTGCAAATGTTCCTATAACGTTTTATCCAGCACCGTCACTTGGTCTAGATTATCTTTGGCAAATAACTGGTCAACAGATTTACCCAGATGGATACGCGGATCCTCGTGCTGTGCGTTTAACAATGTGGGAAGGATTAAATTATGGCGTTCCTGATAATCCAAATGAATATAATGAAATAGTTGATCCGCAAATAATTCCATCAAGAATGCTATTTTGGAAATTAGTTAGCAACTCAACTGGATATGAATACTGGGATCCATACGATTTAAATATTAATCGAATTTATGCAAATCCGGCAATGTTACCGCCGGCTAATGATCCGTCTTGGTTACAAAATGAAGTTGCATATATAGTAAGTACTTCAACGTTTTATCAATGGCAAGCAGGATATCTACTTGACGTGTCATCGCAGTATAAAATGCGTATAGGGCGTAAAAATGTAAGCTATCTTTGGAAACATTATGCATCTTCTCAACAACGTATCAATCCTGCAATATCTAATTTAATAGACATGTATGTTCTTACTACAGCATACGATACCGATTTAAGAAATTGGATAGCAACAAACGGATCCCCTGCTATTAAACCATTGCCGCCAACTAGCGGTGAGTTAA